AAGATAAAGAGAAAAAAGAGTTAGAACCAGACCAGGTACTTGCTGATAACTACGATGAAAAGCAGCCGGAGTTTCTTGATAAGATGAACCAGGGAAAAGAATTCAGTGATGCAGAGATGATAAAATTCTAATGAATGTTAGTCAAAGACAATATCAACATGACTTACAGAAACTTATCCGGCAAGCCGATAAACTTGATGATGTTTCTGCAAAGCGAGCCATTGAGTTGCTGAGTAGTTTGCGCGAGCGCGTGGCGGCGGCAATTGCATCGGCTGAAGGTTACGAGATGATCCACTTGCAAAGGATCATGGATGAGATTGGAAGGGTTTTTGTGGATTTCACAAATAAATATAAGTTAATTATGTCAGAAGAGGAACGCAAGGCATGGTTAACTGGGATGAATCTCGTAGACGAACCGCTTTCAAAAGCAGGTTATGTGATGCAAGTAACAGCAATGCCGATGATGAGCGAGACACAACTTGGCATTCTGCAGAACTTCTCGGCGGATTTAATCACCGGTGTCGGCACGGAGACAATCGACAAAATCAACAAGTCTCTGCAGCTTGCCATAATGGGGCAAAAGACCCCATTCGAGATTATGGGAGAGATCGGAAGGAATCTCAAAGACCCAAGCATTTTCAGAACATTGGCAGATCGGGCAGAGGCTATTACTCGAACTGAGATAAATCGTGTTCTGAATATGAGCACTATCAAACGTTCTGAGATGGCGAGTGAGATTATCCCTGATATGAAGAAATTTTGGATGCATACGAATGATAACCGAACTCGACCAGAACATATCAAAATCGGAACCGAAACTAATCCCAAGTATGGCGGTACGCCGATCCCTATGAAAGAAGATTTTGTGCTGAACGGGCCGAGGGGCACTGAATATGCCAAGGGGCCGCACGACCCCAGACTATCCGCAGGGAACGTGATCAAATGCCGGTGCCGACTGGGATTCACAATATAAACATTAACCCGACTGAAAGGAATTAAACCATGACCAAACATCAAAAGTTCTCGCAGGTATTCAATATGCAGTTGGCATTATTGCCTATTAGGAAAATCTATGCTGATTATCCTGACGCATTCAGTGAGGCAGAGCAAGAAGAAATCGCCAAGACCAAGATAATGTATCCGGCACTGTTCGCACCCAAGAAGATTGCTGGCGCCGAAGAACCGCCCGCCAGCGTTATCAAGCAGGCAGTTAGTGAATACAATAAGTTGCACCAGACATTCGCATCCCGACCAATTCCGCATGTTGTGGATCCCAAGACAGGCAAGGAACAGAAAAACATCCATATCGGATATAAACCAATAACAATAGAGAATGTCCTTGAGGCAAAGTATGTCGAATGTCAGAGAGACAGCAAGGTATTCCCAGTAATTTCAAAAGGACTGAAATTACTGGGTGTGAATTTAACTAATGGAACTAAATTCTGGATGCTGTTATAAAAAACAAATGGTATCAAATATGAGACGAGTTGTCCTTGAATTGCCTATCACCGAAAATTTCAAAGGTCATATCGATATTCGGATAGGGTTTGACAAGGGACGAGTTACAGGTATGCCGAGAATTCTCAATGCGCAAATACTTCTTGACATGCCAAAAGAAAATGAGTATATTACAGAAAAGAGTATAAGTTATGTTCCGTATAAATCAGAGGCAAAATGAACGGAATACAAGATATAGTCTCATTGTTTGGCATTCTCGGCATATTATTTTTGATCATTATGGCAGTAATCTGGTTCATTCTGCCATTCGCTATATTCGGTATCAAGTCGATATTGAAACAAATCAATAGCAATCTTAGTGCAATATTGATGGAGTTGCAAAAAAAGCAATAAATAAAACGTGACATAACCCTTACCCAATCTACGGATAGGGCAAATTGGTAGTCGTCTAACAGCGGTGCTGATTTGCCCTTTTTTATTTAAAGGTAATAGATGAACAAAGCAGAAGTTGGAACTTGCAAAAAATGTGGGGGCACTGAGAAAACATTATCAAGATATACTTGGCGGGGAAAGAAAATTTGTTGCGAGTGTGCCAACGCCTTAAAACAAGCACTAGATAATAACAAAAGACACTTTATCAAAAATGAAAATTAAGTAGAGGTATAAAGATGATCAAGGAAAAAGATGGAAAGTTTTGCGTTGTTTCAGAAGACGGCACCAGAGAATTTGGATGTTATCCTACCAAACCAGAAGCTATTCGCCGGCTCAGTCAAATCGAGTTTTTCAAGCACAAGGAATCAGGCGAGATCAATCCGGTCTGGTTGACGGTTGATGAAATGAATATCTTGTGTCCGACCTGTGCCGTGAAGATGCAAGAGATAGGAATAAAGCAGGTAAATCTTGTGAAGCTCGACGAGGCGGGAAATCTCTCCGGACTTTTGGATTACTGGGCTGGGCAGAAAGACCCAGGACTTTTCACAAAATGCGTCGAGACATTGAATGGCAAAGAGGGTATTATTGATGCCAAAAGTCTCTGTGCTTGGCTACATTTCAAAGCGACTGGTAAATATCCAGGTTCACACCGGGAGTCATTCAAGGAATCATTCCAAATCCTAGAGTCAGCCAGTAAAAACGGATCGGAGTGGGATGTTGTCTTGATCGAAACTGGATTATCAAAAAATAATAATCTTTACTCAGAAGAACTACTTGCCAATTCACCTCAACTTTTCGAGAATACGAAAGCATTTGCCTATGAATTCAAGGGTAACGCCATGAGTCTATTTGACCACCTACCCGATCCTATACGCGAGGGCAATCCCGATGGATTGACCAAGAACCTTGTTGGCTGGTATGACAATGTCCGGTTCGGCGAATTCAAGAAACCAGATGGCAAGACAGGTAAGGGTTTGTTAGCAAAGTTCCACGTGACAGCGGATTGGCTCAAAGAGACTATGCGGAATGCGTGGAAAAAGAATAAACACGACCTAATCGCATTTTCTATTGATGCCGCGGCGGCGGTGAAAGAAACGGTTAATGATTTAGGCGAAAAAATAAAGAATGTTTTGTCATTTGACAAAATAGACGAGGTCACAGTTGTGACCGAACCAGGGGCGGGTGGACGTGTACTCCGTCTCATAGCTTCAGACCAAAACAAACTAAAGGAGAAAGCAACTATGAACGAAATTCTGAAATGGTTGCGTGAACATTTTCCCAAACTGACGGAGTCTATCAAGGACGATGCCAGTCTAGAGGAAATGCAGCCACTGATTTTGAAAGCATTGCAAGAGGCTTTCAAAATGATTGAAACGCAACCTCCAGTTACAACCCCAATTATACCCCCGATAAAGGCTGAAATGCCAGGCATAACTGTCCAGGACGTATCAAGTATGATTGATAAGTTCTACAAAGACAGAAATTCCGAGGCGTTGAAGTTGTCTGAATCGGCGGCAATGTTCCGTGAGAAAGTGAAAGGATCGAATTTACCTGATGCTGTCAAGGACAAACTCTTGCGCAATCATACCGGCTACCTTGACGAAGCACAGATCAATCACATTCTCAAAGATGAGCAGGATACGTTAGCAGCAATGAAAGAGTCTGGTCTTTTCGTGCCAGGACAGGAAAAAGATGTGAAGATCAAAGATGAGGAGTATGATAAGTTGCAGAAGGCAATGGATGGCATGTTGGAAGGCGCCGATGTTGATGGCATTCCACGTTTCCATTCGTTGCATGAGTCATACCGCAAATGCACCGGCTTCGATGGCAATGCCGAACAGATCGGCAATCGGCTTCTGCAGGAAGCATCGATCTGCCTGCCACCGGAATCTTTTGCCTTGAATTTTGCACCCAATGAAGCAGGTAAAGAATGGAAAAAGCAACTTCGTGAATCGGCATTCAAAGTTACTGACATTCGCAAGTTGAAAGAAGCATCCACCCTTTTGACTACGACATGGACAGAACTTTTCGGCGAAGGCATCCGGCGTAAACTGATGAAAGAATACGAACGACCTAATCTACAGGATTGGCGCAAGGTCGTTTCGGACGTTTCTTCAGTGCCTGATTTCCGCACGAACCGGCGTATCCGTATTGGTGGGTTTGGCAATCTTGCCAACGTATCAGAAAATGGCACATACCAATATATTGACCTGCCAACAGATCAGGAAGTCGCTTTCGCGGTGACGAAGCGTGGCAACTTATATTCATTGTCCTATGAGTCGATGGTCAATGATGATCTTGGCAAGGTGCGTAATCTTGTAACCAAGATTGGCGTTGCTGCGGCTCAGACTCTTTATGAGTTTGTGTTTGATTTCTTCGTCAATAACAGTGCGATGGATTATGACTCCACGGCATTGTTTGATCTAAGCACCCATGCCAACTACGGCACAGTTGCTTTGGCAGATGCCGCGTTAGATGACAGAATCTTTGCAATGATGCAGCAGACCGAACAGGATTCAAGCAAGCCGATTGGCGCAACGCCGAAATATATTGTTATTCCGAACGAGTTGACCCGTGTCGCTTGGGAAGTGACCAACGCAACAGTGTCGTCAAGCGGAACCAGAACGGAAACTATTGAAAACTGGTTCAAGCAATTCGCAATCGAGATAATCCGGGTCGATTATTGGACGGACGCGACCAATTGGTATTTGGTCGCCGATCCACGGCAGTATCCGACAATCGAAGTGGCATTCTTGAATGGTCGTGAAGAACCGGAAATCTTCATTCAAGACCAACAGACTCTTGGATCAGTATTCACCGCTGACAAGGTGACGGTCAAAATCCGGCACATTTATGGTGGCGAGCCATTAGATCATCGGTTTATGGATGGCAATGTTGTGAGCGGATAATTATAGCTCAACAAAACTAACCGACCAAGGAGATTGATCATGGCAAGATATGTAAAAGGGTATAAAGCACAAAAACCAATTGACCCAGAAAAGATCGAGGTGCAACATGTGGTGGCAAAGTCACCGGTTGTCGAGATCATTAATACAGACCAGCAAACAATTCTAAGTTCAATTAATAAAGAACGGCAAGCCAACTTGAATGATGCCTTGGCAACATACAATCGATCTAATCTAGAGCAAAAGGTTTTATTGCGTAGGGGAAAATCAGAAGAAATCTATTTGAAAGGACTAAGAAGTTATTTTGCCCAGATCACTGAGCAAGATATTATCTTAAAAGTCAAAATAGATAACTTTTGGAACGTAAACACAAAAGATGGTAAGAAGTATAAAATCTAAAAAGGAGAAACAACTATGCCAGTAGCAATTGGAGACATCCCCGAAGGGACACTGCGAGCTGAGGTTATAACTCATGCTGCACTTGCCTCGAACGGCGGATCGGCTGCTTATGGGATTGGTACGGACGCTCAACGATTTCGTATGCCCCAAGCCGGCATCATCTTGGGTTGTGATTGGGAGCCAACTGGTGGCAATCAAGCCAATTCAAAAACAGCATCTTATCGACAACTGAAACTTTATAACGGTAGCACCAATGGCGCAGGAACGGTCGTATTGGGATCATTGAACATGAGCGCAACATTGGCTTCAAACAATACGCGTGCGATGACCATGCAAACAAACACTGCATCATTGACCGCAGCTGCAGGGGAGTTGATTGCAGTTTCGCATATTTCGGTAGGTGGCAATGACACTATGGGCACAGTATTGGTTGCCGGTGCCTTTCACA